AAGCAATTCAACCATAAGTTGAATACGCCTGCTAACAGCATGGGTCCTATATCTAGGGTCCCATCCATCCAGATAACCGCGAGGGAGTCTGGAGCTCCGCGTCACAGTACACACAATCTCTTGGTGTGTACATGAGGCGCCCGTCCGTACCTTGTTTAAGATAGCCACCCAAAATGAGCGGCATGACGAAATAGCCCTGATAGGCGACTTCGACAGGCACTTGCTGAAGGTGCTTATAGCGACAAGGTACACCCACAGTGCGAATGCCCTGAACATCGGACATCCACTGGGGGACAAGGAAGACCTTACCTCCAAGCTCTTTAAACAGGCAGGCAAGAGTGTTGGCCATAAAGATATCATGGTCAGCACTCCACCTAAGAACCTGATTAATAGCAACATAGAGGTCGCAAACTGTAGAAAGTGACTTTATATAAAACGGCGTCACATCGACACCGTTCCAATAGTCACCTCCACAGGATTCGCGAAAAGGTCCGTCTGCGTAACTCTTATCGTAGTTAACGATAAGGCCGCAGAACTGCAGTGCTGCACAGACGTCATCAAAGTCGCGTTTGGGGACGATAATATCGTCACCAAACACAGCGGTATCTCGAAGGTCAATAAACCTACGAGGACCACCTCTAAGACGTCTAACAGCGTACACGAGGCTAACCAAAGTAAGTGTCATCATAGGAAATGTGAAACCATTACCCATGGTAGACATCATACTAAGGTCGACAACCCTCCCGTCAGGAAGGGTTGTCTGGGGACACCGCGCTTTCATAAAGAAAGCGAAGAAGTCCTCAGGCCAAGTGTCTCGTATAAGATTGATCGAAAACATGTCGGAGGCCTTCGAGAGATCAAGCGTGCAACCCTGTCCGTCGATAGAAAATCGACGCGCAAGGTCACGGTTTTTCTCTTGTTGATACCTAATGTCAAGACCAATCCTTCGCAACGCAAGCTCGATAAGATAACCGGCACCTAACTGAAGTGCCATGTTACCGGACGGCTCGATTGCGATAATACGAACTGACTCCTCGTTCTTGGGGACGGCTTTAAGACGCGAACCACTCACGCGTGCGACACCATCATCTTTCGAAAGGGCATCTTTTGCCCGAAAGTACGGGTCAGTTACGCGCAATAGTCTTACAAGTGGTTCTATAGACTGAGTGCAAGTCATTTGTTTATCTATCTTCTGGGCAGCGCCGGCACCCGGAATTCCATTACTGGAACCAGGGCCGAACTGCCAATTTGACAGGACGAATGACTGACTAAAGCACTCTTGCAAGGCCGTGGGGTCAATGCTCTTGATCGTCCTTTCGAGAAGGTTGCGAATAAAATCTCGCATCTCCTCAATAAGGGGCGATCCAGAAAAAACTACCTTGTTTTGTTTCGAAACAAGGTCGTTGATGCGTACGAATTCGTTGTACGCATCTGACTCCAAGGCCTTGCAATTCATAGCTAACTTCTTCCGAAACCTAACCTTTAAGCGATCAAACGCGAATTGGTGGGCTTCTTCCGAAGTGTTCTTAGCTAAGAAGTCTGCGTTAATGGAAGTAATGAAACGCTCAAAGCGTTCCTTTGCTTTCCGTTTTCTCTCCTGCTTCTTCACAGAGCATCCTCCGATGTAGGGTGAGAGACTCACTGAGTCGCCAAGTCATAAGCTCAAGGAAAGAGCGAAATGATATATAAAACAATAGTGACGATAGCCTCAATGAGTTGATCGAGACTTAGGTCCACGATCAAAGAATACCGGACAGACAAGTATCCGCGATGCCGGAGGCGTTGCTATAACCTGCACCAAAGTGGCAGGACAGCAACGCTTTGACATCTTCGGGCTCGTAAGTGTCGCAACCAGCCGGGATCTCAATAATCGTCGTAACAACGGCGACTTGAGAGCTTTGGTTGGCTGCGGGCTGCATACCCTTACGGGTAATAAGCTTGTACACGTTCTTTCCGATATTCTTCACCACACCCGTAACCGGATTCGCTGCCGGAAGAGTGCGGAGAACCGGCGGACGGTAAAATGTCAATGAGAAGGGTCGAGAGACCGAACTCGCATCGACACCCGTCTGCGTCCCACCCAAAGCAGTAATGGCGAATTGCTTACCATGCTGCGATGGGGCGACGTCACCCGTAAGGGTATACGTCGGGGAAGTGAGGCCAGAAACAGCCGCACCGGTAACGGTTGCACCAGGATTGAAT